TATAGACGAGGTCCTGAACGGAAACTGGTATGATCTAGTGATGTCCCGTTGCCCCGTGCTACATTACGGACAATCTCAGAGCAGACCCATTAGAAGGCGTGGCGTCAGCCAGTGATGGCTAACCACTTAAAGTGCCGAGACAGGCACACCTTGCTTAATGAAATCTGACCCGGAGAGTCGTAATCTAGATGGGTAACGGTTAGTCGAGTGAAGTTTAGCGCCCCCGGCTTGGAGCCGATGGGCGAGAGTTCTCCGCCACACGCAGGGCCAGTAATGGCTGTGCAGTGGAAGAGGCGGGCTGATCGAGGACATGAGGTCCCTTTGTCAGCCTTCTACCCCATAATTGACCTCTTTAGATAGAGGAGGAAACAATTATGCGGCACAGAGAAAGAGTTTTGGAATCAACCTCCACGCATTGTTATGCTAAAGGCTGGTCCAGTGACTATCGTGATGTTCCTGCTGCAACCGATCCGAGCGTTATCAAAGATTTTGATTACGTGACGAAGGAAGCTACAGAGAGCATGGACGACGTCGTTACTCCAAGTTGGAATGTCCTGCGGGCATCGGGCGGTATAGCAAACAACCCGATGGTCAAAGTTACTTCGGTCGTAGAGGATAAGCTCATGGATATTTACATTGCGCATAGTGCGCAAGTAAGATCCGGTGAGCCTCCCGATTACGACTGGGGTGATGTTTCAACGTATCTGTACGTAGGAGGGAACCCCAGCAGCGCATCGTGTGCTGCCAGAGGTGGACTCCTAGATTTACCCGCTTGTGATCGATCATACTGGAAAGACCTTGCTTTAACAAAAGCTTGGTCAAATGCCAGCCTCGATGAGGTTCAGGCACTGGTAATGATCGGAGAATCGCGAAAGACCGTACTTTCCATGATTTCCATGTTTCGCCGGCTTATCAAGATCTTGAAATCAATCAAGAAACTTGATACTTACGCACTTAAGCGTGAGGTTACAGCCAAAGAATTAGCGAACAGGTACATGGAGTTACGCTACGCGATTCGACCTCTGATGTATGACTTTAATGGTGTTGTTGCTGCGCTGAAATACAAAGCGAGCGAGACTACCAATAGGTTGACATTTCGAGGCCACGAGTACTTTACAGATGAGATTGTCGAACATGAAAACGTGTATAATGGACAATTTTCCAACGGGGAATCTGTTGGAGAACGTTCGTTCGACACAATGAAAAGATCGGCAGTTTCATTCGATGTAAGGGCGGGTGTACTTACCCAACTCAAAACGATCAACGAACTCCATGTTTGGGGTTTCGCGAATCCGATTGAGTCAGCTTGGGAACTTGTTCCCTTCAGCTTCGTTATAGATTGGTTTCTTAACGTGGGTAATACTATTGCGGCTTGGACCCCTAATTTTGGGCTCAATACGCTTGCCTCCTGGGTGGTGACCGAAGAAATTTCGGAACAATCATACCAGATTTTGGGTACGCATAGCGCTTTGCCAGCTCCTAGCGAGACAGTAGAACCGTCTTCGCATCAGAATCAGCTATCGAACTGCTACTATTGTCTAACAACGACAACTAAAACGCGTACCCCAGACCCGAGCCGGCGCATCATGCCCACCATGAAGGTGAATCTTGATGTGTTTAAGCTCACAGACTTGCTGATAATTGCAACATATCTCTTCAATAAGAGGTAATTTACTGGAGGGATGTAGAGACGTTATCAGTTCTCAGTACATAGGAGAAATACCCATGCAAGACAATGTGATAACATTGGCAGTAGACGAATTGAACGATACAAATACTGTAAATCATGTGTTCAATCGGTTCGACGAATTTCAGAACCGGTCTGTGTACTCTGGTGAGAACCACCAGCTTACCGCACGTGATGCACTTACGTTGTATCGCACCTTCCAGAAGGTCTCGGGAAATTTCCGGGGCGTCGCGAAATCCAGCATGAAGTTCACGCAGGATTTCGTTATCGATGGTGTTGACGGCATTGCGCAGTTAACATCACCGCTTATTGCGGAGGTTAGTTTTTCAATTCCCGTGGGAGTCACGCCGGCTGACCAGTTAGTTATGCGTCAGCGGCTGATTGCCCTCCTCGACATGGATGCCATAATGGTGCCCTTGAATAACCAACTGGAGATATAACCATGAGTCTGCATGACGATTTATTGCATGCATGCCCAATTATTTCGGTTGTAGCTCTATGCGCTCTTGCTATCGTCAGACTTGCGTCTGGTGTTATGCGATTTGCGCGTTATTTAAGGCGGGTCTTTTGGACCCGGTAATGCACCATTAGAAGCTGAAGTGGAGGTTCTATGAAACGTAAAACCAAAGCGAGGAAACGTGACCTGCGAAAAGCAGTGTCACTGCGTCTTCCCGAGGACTATCCTTGGAAGGTCGTACAAAAGTTACATTTAGACCTTAAGGAGTACCTCTCAGATGCCGACAATGGAATGATCGAAAGAGTCCTAAGAAATAGGGACTTTGACGGTTATCTGGCGTTGGCTGAGGCGTGGGGCCTACAGAGTACGTTCCTCACGGGTGTCGAGCTACATGTAATACGAGCTCGGTACCTACTTGCTAGTTTGGTGAAGAAATTTCAGTTTCCTTCTGACAAAGACACGCGTGTCGCACGAGCCAAGGAGATTTTCTTCTCGGCTGAGGGCGCATGCAAGCTTTATAACGATACTAGTTATAAGGAGCTTATCAGGCCGGAAACTGAGTGGGGTGTAAGTGTTTTACATTATGCCCGACTATTCCTATCCAGACTACTTGGTGTCCAATTACCAGGGCACCGAGAACTGTTGTCTCGGTCTAGGCATGGGCCTGGAGCTACAATCGGCACGAAAAAAGGCAACATTTCGCAGTATCATAAGTTTGCGGAATGGCCCTATTCCTGTACGATCGATGCTGTCAGGTATGCCCGATTTGCTATCGAAACCGACCAACGTTGGTTCGGAGCTTTACAAAACTCCTACCGGGAACGTATGGGAATTCCTATGCAATACCCGCTGGATATGAGTAAGTTCTGGGCTGGCGTAATTGAGGTAGTAGATGGCAATCGAATCACTTTCGTCCCGAAGGACGCTCGAAAAGAGCGTACTATTGCGATTGAGCCACTCCTGAATTTGTTTCTTCAGTTGGGGGTCGATGGTTTTATCCGCCGTCGCCTAAAGCGATGGGGGGTTGACCTAGATCACCAAGAGAAGAATCAGGAATTGGCTCGTCTTGGCAGCTTACGTGATGATGAGGACAGTTTTGTAACTGTCGACTTGTCAGCCGCGTCTGACTCACTTAGTACGAAACTCTGTGAGACTTTGTTGCCTCGAGAATGGTACTCCTACCTTATGGATCTCAGGTCGCCTGTTGGTGACCTGGGGGAAGAGAGAATCTCTTATGAGAAGATCTCCTCTATGGGGAATGGATACACATTCGCGCTGGAATCCGCAATCTTTGCGGCGTTGATTTACGCCGTTCAGAAAGCGGGAGGGGGTAGTTTCCACAACACTGAATTCGCTGTATACGGAGACGATCTTATTCTCCGTAAGCGATATTATTTTCAGTTAGTGGAAGCCCTCCGATTGTCAGGCTTTAAAGTGAACCTGGAAAAGACCTTTTCAAATGGTCCTATACGGGAGAGCTGTGGTACTGACTGGTTCCATGGGAAACCTCTTCGTCCTGTATTTCTCGACAAGACTCCGACGAGTGTCATGGATTTGTTTTGCGATTATAATCGCATTAAACGTCTCCTTTCGCTGTATTGGGGTTTAGAGGATTCAGAATGCCTCAAGATGTTACGAACATGGATACCCGACCAATCACAATTGATTATCGGCCCATATTCGGACGAGGATTTTGACTCGTACATCCACACTGCGATGCCCAACCAGGGCATGTATGCACGTGGAGTGTACAAGTACCCGCGGTTGATTATTTTACCGCGGCACCAGGCAGGCAAGGACTTCTTGTTTAGGAAGTTGATGCATGACCTGAGGGAGTACCCGATACCCGAGCCGAATTACATTGGCAAAGGTCGTAAGGTACGGGGTTCAGGAAGTAGATTTACAGTCACAAGCAGAAATGCTTTGCTTGTAGGCAAAACCGTCTCCACCGCCGAAATCTGGCGGGACGAGTACGCCTTTCTGCCGACCGGCTACGGAATTCAGTAGCCCGTCGGTAAAATTGTAAACCCC